CATAGTGTGCAGGTGCATCATTTAAAGGTAAATCTTCAACTGTAGTTTTACTTTCAGCATTAGCATTAAAAGCAATAATAACTTTTTCTCCTCTTGCTCCTGTTAGTTTACCAAGTACATCACGTTTCATTTTATCGCGCATTTCCTCACTTGGAATACCATTATTGAAATTGATAACTTTAGTACCACTAAAACCATTCTGACAATCATTAATTTGATAATCTGCTATGTTTTCTTCAAGCAAAGCATAAGGTAAAGAACCCGAATAATCTATTGGACTATAATAATCAAATCCACTAACATAAGGGTGTAAAATATAAAGTTCAACTTCATTACCATTACCAAAACCAAAAGCAGGAATGCGTTTTAATTCTTCACTTGGTTTCTTTTTAGTCCAATCAGGGTGATAATACCAATTTTCTATTTGTCCTTTATCATTACATTTTTCTGCTCTTAATGTATGCATTGGAAAATGAAGTATTTGCTTTACTTTCTTTTTTTCCATTACAACTTGCATAGCAGCCATTCCTAAAAGTTTTCTTTCTAAAGCTATTTTCTTTAAATCAGAATCTTTTACAATAGATTTCATTTGTGCATATTCATTTGGCTTTCTGTTAGAATCTAAAGCATCTAATCCTTTTCCATAAATCATATTAGCAACCCCTGTAATAATAGCACCATTTGTAGCACTGTATAAATATCTATCAATTAAATATTGAAAGTAATTATTATCAGCACCATACTCAATATAGTTATTCTTCTTGTTTTCTTGTATTATAGGGCTTGTATAAGCACTTAAATTTACAATGGATATATTACTCATATATTTTAAATTCGTTTGTTGTAACGTTCGCTACGTATTGATTTTCATTAACAGTATAGTTATTCTTGTTTTGATTTGTACAAAAGATTTTGTCTCTATAAATTAAAGAATTTTCACTACTAAATTGTGTCATATCTGCAGTTAATATATTATTATCAGCTGTTTTAATTCCGTTGTCAGCAGTAAAAGGTAAAGCAGTACTTAATATTGTTAAATTATAAAAAGTATTTTCTTTTAAATCTAAAGCTAAATCACATTTTAAATAATATCCATCAACTACAAATGTAGGATTTAATGTAACTGAAATATTAGTTGTTTCGTTTCTTAAAATAAGAGTATCTGCCGAGTAAAATCTCGGTATGAATTTTATAGTTTGTGATTCTATTTGCTCTTTTAAAATTATCATATAATATTTTTTATATTAATAAATTAAAATATAAATTGTTTTAAAACAAAAAAGGCATACTAATTAAAGTATACCTTTCTTTAAAAAAACAAATAATAATTATGCTACAGTACCTTCAACGATAGAAGCTAAAATACCTGTAGTTAATGGTCCCGTAACAAAGTTTGCAGCAACAGGCTCCATTCCTTGAAATTCCATTTTATAACCTGACATATCTCCCATAGCAGCACCATTTGAAATAGTTGCAGTTACTAAGTCCATACCTTTAGTCAAACCTGCTAAAAAGAAAGACCCATTGTTATCCTCAATAATAACTTGTGGTCTTCCATAAGAAAGTAATTTCAATTGTTTATGGTCAGCAATAGTTAATTTAGCTAAACTTAAACTTAATTTTTGGTCTACAAATGTAGTTCCATTTTCTCTTGAACTTGTTACAGTTTGTTCAAATGTAGAAGTTCCTTTTAATTCATATTTATAACCGATAGGAGTTCCACCTAATCCAGTTATAACATCTTCTAATCCTGCAGTTGCAGAATAAGTTACAGTTGTTGCATCACCCCAATTAATGAAGTATACAGCTTTTAATCCACCTACTGAATTTTTACATTGTTCAGCACGTCCTAAAGAAATATCGCAAGGCATAGTTTATATATTTTAAAGTTAATAAAAAAGGGAGCGATTAAACTCCCTTCTTAATTTGTTTCTAATTATGCAGCAGGAGTGTAAAGTACAATTTCAGAACCAACACCGTATTGAACAGCAGCAGTAAATCTCATTATAACTCTTACATTTTCTGAACCGTCAATATCAGCAAGGTCAATTAATTTAACTTCGTTGTGGTCAGATAATAAACCTGTTCCAAAATATAAGTTAGATTTTTGAGCAGCCATCATATAATCGTTAGCTAATCCATTTGCAACAAAGATTTTAACACCATCAAAAGATAATGAACCATTGTTGAACCATTGTGTACCTTGTGCGTTTGTACCATTAGCTCCTAAACCTGAAGCTCCGAATCCTCCTAAAGCACGTACATAATCACGAGCTACAGATTGTGAAACATAAAGATATAAATCTTCTTTTCCGTACAATGCAGCAGGAATAGCATCTACTAATTTACCAAGTTCACCGATAACGTTAGCAGCAGTAATTCCACCTGATACAGGAGAAGCTACATCAATAACAGCTGCATCAGCAGTAGCTAAAGTAACAAGGCCGTCAAATTCACCAGCAGTAGCAGTAGCACCTTTCCAAATATTGTTTTCCATTTTCTCAGCAACTTTAGCAACAACGTGTGCTAAAATAAAATCAGCGAAAGCTGGAGGTAAATTATCAAATGCAGAATATCCCATTTGAACGGCTTCCCAATCCGATTTAAACGTTTTTTTACAAAATTCAAGATTTACTTGGAATTCCTCAGGAGTAATAATTCTTTCAGTTAAAGTAACTGTAGAAGTAGAAGTAAAATCACAAGTAGCATTAGCAACGATTGCATCAGTAGCAATTCTTTTGATAACTTCTTTAAATTTAATGTTTGGTTTTACTTCAATACCGCCATTAGCGATTGTAGAACCTGATAATAATGCAGCAGAAATATATTTTCCTGCAAACTCCCCAGCATAGGTAGTTGTAATTGATGTTGTAGTAGCCATAGTTTATTAATTAAAAAGTTTTGCCATAACTATATCTTGTGTAGTCATTTGGCGATTAGTTGATATTTTATTTAGTTTAACTTCGTTTTTAACTTCAGGTGAGTGTGTTAATGGTTCAACAACAACTTCTGAACTTAATTCTTCTTTAACAACTTCTTTTACTGATTTTAATTCAGCAATTTCAGTTCTTAATTTTTCAATTTCTGCAAAGAACATTTCTTTAGAAACTGATTCTACAATTCTTTTAGGAGTTGCTACTGTTTCAGCTTGTGCTTCAACTTCTTCTTCAACTTCAGGAGCTTCTTCTACTTCAGCTTCAGCTTCTTTAATTTCAGCAATAACACCTTCAACAGCTACTACTAAAATCATTCCATCTTCAAGTTCGTATTCGCCAACTGGCATTGCAATACGTTCTTCACCGTTTACAATAAAAACATTGTTATCCATTTCAAAAGCATCTGCTTCTATAACAGTAACTCCGTCTTTAAGTTTCATTTGAGCAAGTTTTACTTCCATACCCAAAAGAGTTTTGATTTCATTAATTACATTCATATTTACTTATTTAACATTAATTATTTAGCAGAATCAATAGCTGATTTCATTTGTCCAACATTATCAGCAATTTGTCCTATTTTTGAAACAACATCTAAATATTCTTTATAAAACTGCGTGGTTTTAGTATCAATACCTAAATCAGATGCTTTTTTGTTATATTCTTTGTAATACCCATCAACATTTTTTTGATATGTACTCGGTACATTTTGAAATTGTGAATATGCTTTTTTTGCATCGATAAATGCCGCAGCCGCTTTATTTAATTTTGCAACAGCGTCTGATGTTGATTTTAATCTTGAATCAGTATCTTTAATTATAGTTCCAAAATCATAACCTAATTCTACTTTTTCACTTTTTAATTCTGTTTTTCCAAACAAAGAATTCATTACTAATTTTTCAGTTGTCATATTATTATTTTTTATATTAATTATTTTTATAACAGTTTGTTATAAATTACGAACTTACACTTGTTATAACTCTTGGTGCGTTTGTGTTTGTAACTGTTGCACTTGATTGTGCTACTGTAGAACCAATTCCTTGTTCTTGTAATTCACCATTACAACATTTAGAACTGTATGTTCCATCTTTACATACGCAACCTCTTTTACCACCTTTTGGCGAACTTGTTTTGTTTCCCATAATTTTATTTATTAATTTCAGCATTAGTTATTATTGATTTTATTTTATTTATTAATTCTTGTTCTTTTGCAACTTTTAAACTCATTTCTAATTTGTCGCTGAAATATCCTTCGATGCTAAAGCCTTTAACTTTTCCTGTTTTAACAAAGTCGTTCCAAATAACTTCATTGTTTACTTTCATTGAAACCATCCAAGTACCTACGGGTGCATTTAAGCCATACTTTTTAGACTTATCCATATCTACATCTTCAACTATCCAAGATTCAACTACAGTCAAATCCTTTAGCTTTTTATCGTGTTCTAATGTAGCGTTGTTTTGATTTGAATTCATTAAAAATAATTCACTTGCGTGTCTTACTGTATCTTCTGAAAAGAAAATATAATACTCATCTTCGCCATTACGTCTGTAAATATTTTTATTTGGAATTAATGCAGCACCCATTAAAATCTTTTTTTCATCATCTACTTTTGCAAGTTCTAAATGTTCACTTAAAGCTATAAAGTTAGATTCTATTGCAGGGAATTCTACTATTGAAACTGCTTCTATTCCGTTTAACTTTTCGTTTTCGTCTATTATTAATTCTACTATTCGCATCTTATATTTTTTTAATTATAATTAATTTAATTTTTATTTGTTTTAATTAACCTATACTTGCTGATTGTACTATATTTCTATCCAAACCTTGCTGAGTTGTAACATCATTCGCTACTACATAAGCCTTTATAGGTTGTTGTTCTTTTGAACCTATTGTTTGTGCTAATTGATTTGTTGAACTTGCACCTACTACATTAAATTTAGGAACAGATGCACCACTCATACCACCACCAACTGAACCTGCACTACCAGCAGCCCCACCACCAACAGCACTTAATGCTTTTGCAGTTGCAGCTATTGTAGTTGCCACACCTAATGCAGTTGTAATATTATTCATTGCTATAACAGGAATAGCAGTAACTCCACTTGATGCTATTGCTTGTGGTGTAGCTAATGCACCAATATTAGCAGCATTATTAGCAATAATCATTTTACCTATACCTATTGCGTTTTCAGCAATAATAGATGCCTTTTGAATCGCTTTACTTTTACCACCAATTTCTTTTAAAAAATTAACAGCACCTGATGCTAAAGCAAATTGAGCATCTTGTATAGCTTTCTTTTGGTCTTCTTTTGCTTTTTCAATTTTTATTTCTTCATCAGCAATAGCTTTTTTATTAGTAATTAAAGCGTTGTCAATTTCTTGTGTTTTAATTGCATATTCATTTTCAGCATCTAATTTTGCTTTTGTACCCTCAGCAGCTTTATTTATTTTATCTTGTAATCTTAAAAGTTCAATTCTTTTTTCTTCTTCTAAATTTGTTCTTTGATTTTCAAGTTTTTTTAATTCATCATTTTCTAAAGTTTCATTAAATTTCTTTTGCTCTATTGTTAATGTGTTTATATTTTCTAATTTGGTTTGGTCTAATTCATTTAATTCTTTTTTTAATGATACTCTATTAGATTCTTGTTCACTTGTTAGTCCTTCTATTTGTGCTACAACTCCTAAAGCATTTCCTTGTGCGTTTATTAATGCAACATTGTTTTCTGTTGAATCATTTAATTTATAAGTCGCTTCTGCTGCTTCAAGTTGTTTAGCAGCCAAAGATTTCATTGCATTTGATTGATTTTCTAAAACCGCTTTTAAATCATCATTTGCTTTTGTTCTGTCTTTAATAGAAAGTAAATCATTATCACGAATCTTTCTTAATTTTTCTGCATCAGTATCATATTTTTCAACTAATTTAGCTTGTTCAGCAGCAGCTATTAAAGCAGAATTTTGCAATTGAACATTTGCTTTAGCTTGTTCGTATGCACCACGAATAGATATTTTAGAAACACCTTCAATAGTTCCTTCAACAACTGCACCAACTTCTTTTATAGCACCACCAATATTAGTTGCTACTTTAATTCCTGCATCTACTGCTGCTTTTCCAACCTCAACAATATTATCTTTTGTTGCTGTAATTCTTTCACTTAATTTTTTTATTACTTTAGGGTCACCATCACCAAAGAAACTTTCTTCCCACGCAAGTTTAGCTTCATCAATAGCTAATGAAATTCCATAGAAAACTAATTTCAAAGGAGTTAATGATAATGTAATCATACCAGAAACAACTTTACCTAAATTATCAAAACCATTAGAAGATTTATTAACCTTTTCAACTACAGAAACTAAAATATTTACTACTTGTGTAAATATATTTGTCATTGTACCCATAACAGCAGAAAAAGTATTAGCTACTTTTTGATTGCTCATAAATACTTCTTGCAATGTAGAAAAAGCAGAAATCAATAATCCAATTCCCAGTGCTTTAATTGCTAAACCTGTAGCTTTAAATCCAGCAGTCATAGATTTTGTGGAAATTTCTACTTTTTCAACATTCTTTTCTACTTTTTTAATTTCTTTAGTAGAATCTTCAAGACCTGAATTTAATTTTTTAACATCTTTAGTTATTTTATCTAAATTGCTTTCTATTTTTAACGTAACTATTTTATTTTCCATTGCCTTTTTATTTGTTCAAAACCTTGTCTCCAAGAAGTTAATAATTTGTATTTTCCTTTCGCTATTTCTATTACTTCGCTTTGTCCGTAATGTTCGTGCAATGCTAATAAATCTAAAATGTGTTTTATCATAATATTCTTAAATCAGTTAATAATTCAAACGATGCTTCACCTGTTGTTAAATCAGTTGTAAAAGAATTTATAATATATCTTTTATCTCTTATTAGAATTCTATTGTTAAGTTTTAAAGAAGTTAAAATTGATATAGGTAATATCGCACTTACTTTTACTATTCGTGCTTTATAATCAAATATATTACCTATGTATTTTGAATAATAAGTTTGATATAAGCTATTAGTTATTACTTCATTTGTTAATGTACTCTGTTGCTCAGGAAAATTTAAAGAATAAGTATTTGTTCCATCATTATATTCTTGTCCGAATGCTTTATAACTTGTATATGGTGAACCTGCTGGACCACCTAAAACACCAGTAGAAAAATATAAAGTAGTAGTTGTTAAACTTGTTAAAGCAGTTTGATTATAATCATATAAAATTATTGGTTTAGGTGTATACTTTTGTAAGTCTGTTTTTAAAGCATAACCTACTTGCAATTTATCTTTTAGATTGTTAAAATTTAAATCTTCAAAAGGTAATTTAATAGAATATTCTGCGCCATCATTTGTTGTATCATATAATAGATTTCCATATTCAATATTATTAGCAGAAAGAAAACCTACATTAACCAATGAATCCGATTTCTCATACAAGAAGTTTATTTTCTTATACGATTTTACTCTTGTTAAATTAGTTGCATCTGATTTAATATATTTAGATAAATCAATTATAGAACCTGTAGTATAATAATTTTCT